CGATTCTATACTTAATGAATAATGTAGTATTTGGTTTAAGTGACCTACCCAATGATAAATTGTTAGTTAAATCTAACATATCGTAATCACCACCTAAGTCAACAAAGGTATCGAATTGGTCCTGAGCACTAGTATTACCACCACCAAAAGTCAAAAATGAGAACCCTTCAGGTGTAAACTCATTAATGAATCTTCTATCAACCGTCTTATACTTACCTCTAACCAACCCTGGTTGGTCTGAAGGTGATGTCATATCGGGAACGAATACTCTGTCCTGTGATAAACTTTTTACTTCCTCCCATTTTGTTCTTGAACTTATAAATTCAGAATCTGAAGGAATCGTTGTGAATGTAGTCCCTTGCTTTTCAATAACACCAATAATACCTAACACATCATTATCAGGTAAGTATATCTTAGCAAATGGTTTTACGTCTGTTGGTCTGATAACCTTTTTAAATACCTTTGTAATACCATTAACCACAACCTCTCTTTTTGTGATGTTGTACGATACAATGTTTCCACTAGCATCAGTTATNGGAATTTTAGTTCTATTAGGATTTCCTTTGATATCATAAGGAGATGAGAAATCAATGTCATACACCGTCTCAAATATTTGACCGTTCCCCGTTAACTGAGCACCTCTCGTAAGTAACCCTAAGTAACGAGCATCTTCCTTATCCCCCGAAACAGGAACCGTAATGGTAAAGTCCACTAAAGAAACTGAAGGTCTCTTCCCTGGCAACTTCAGACCGTAAGTCCTTGCAATGTTATATATTGATTGTTTTTGTTGTGCAAAATCTAATACAGTCTCCTGCATTGTTCTATCTAAGTGATAATGTAAGTTATCACCAATCGCTGCGTTCATATCCAAAAATACAGAGTATAAAGACGCATCGTTATAATTCTGAATTAAATCAGGGTAATACTCTTTAGTTAAGTTAACTAACTCATTTCTTAACCCTAAAAAGTCTCTTTCTGTGTACGATATTCTATCAGCCATTTTATAAATTTATAATTATGTAATCTCTTTGTGAGAATTGACCATTATTATTTGAGTAGTCTATTCTTAACTTTACCGTATACTCTTCAGTACCATCAGCCGCAGTCCTATAAAGTCTTTCGTCTAATCCGGTAACGTACTCACCCGGTGATTCTTCCGTATCTAAATATGGAGTCACCTCAATTTTATTTATGGTCACATTAGGGATGAACTCCTCAACCGCAGTTGTAACCTCATTTTCAATCCTATTAAAGGTCGTTGAATCCATTGGTTCGAAAATATATTCATATAATCGTGTACCAAATGAAGGTAAATAATAACGGGTTCCTTTTCTAGTTAGTAATAAGTGAATCAATATCGCTCTTATCTCATCTGAAGTACTTTCGGTTAAACCTAAATACTTACCACCCTTAGATTCACTAAAGGGGAAATTTATACCAAAACTGAAAGGGTTTTCCATTATTTATTCTTTCTATATAAATATTAAACTAACTCTTTTTTTAATTTATTAAATGATATTAATAAAAAAAGGGGATATTTACATACCCCCCTTTCTATTTTCATAATCAATTTTATGACCCACAAGCCTCACAATCATCTGGATTGTCCAATGAACAAACCATATCTTTTAAAACCTGTTCGTCAGTTGCCGTTGATATTGGTTGAGGTGTTGGTTCAACCTCTTTAACCTCTACCTTCACTTCTTCTTTAGGGATATCTTCTAACTTAGACATATCAACACCTAATCCTTTTAGTGCTGCAGATTTCGGTCTAGTTCTTAAATAATACATTCCCGTTTTTAATCCTTTTTCCCAACTATGGATATGAGCTGCCGTTAGTTTAGCGGCGTTTACATCCTCCATAAATAAGTTCATAGATTGAGATTGGTCAATGAACATACCTCTATCGGCCGCCATATCAATTAATCTCTTTTGTGAAATTTCCCAAACTGTTTTGTAACGGTCTTTAACTTCTTGAGGTATTTCCTCAATGTGTTGTACCGAACCATTACCCGCAAACATTTTTAGTCTCACCGTCTCATTCCAAATACCTAAGTTTACCAAATCTCTAACCAAGTGTTTGTTAATCATAACATACTCACCCGATAAAGTGTTTCTCTTATAGATATTAGCCGTGAATGGTTCAAAACACTCGTTGTTACCTAAAATCTGTGCCGTAGATGCCGTTGGCATTGGTGCCAATAATAGTGAATTTCTAACACCGTGCTCCATAACCTCAGTTCTTAGTGAATCCCAATCCCATCTTCCTGATAGTTCATTTGAAGAAACTCCCCACATGTCAAATTGGAATTTACCTTCTGACATTGGTGAACCTTTAAATGTTTGGTAGTGACCATCTCTCTTAGCAATATCATTAGATGCCTTAACACCCGCAAAATATATTGTCTCAAAGATATCTTGGTTTAGTTGTTTCGCTTCGTCTGAATCAAAAGGTAGTCCTAATAACGCAAATACATCCGCTAACCCCTGAATACCAATACCGATTGGTCTGTGTCTAAAGTTTGAGTTTCTAGTTTCAGGTGTCGGGTAAAAGTTAATATCAATTACCTGATTTAAGTTCACCGTTGTCTGATAAGAAATATCATATAACTTTTGGAAATCAAAGTTTCTCAACTTCTTATCCTGTGAACGTACCTTACCTGTTGGTATTTCAACCATTTTAGGTAATGCAATAGACGCTAGGTTACAAACCGCAGTCTCATCTTTATCTGTATACTCTAAGATTTCAGTACATAAGTTCGATGACTTAATTGTCCCTAAATTCTTTTGATTAGACTTAGCGTTAGCCGCGTCTTTATACAACATATAAGGTGTTCCCGTCTCAATCTGAGACTCTAAGATTCTACTCCATAATTCTCTCGCTTGGATTGTTTTACCTTTACCTTCATTCTCGTATTGTTCGTATAAGTTGGTGAACGCTTTGTTCTCTCCGTCATCATACGCATCAATAAGACCAGGTACCTCATCAGGTGAGAATAATGTCCACTTACCGTTCTCTTTAACTCTTTTCATAAATAAATCAGCGGTCCATAGAGCTAAGAACAAATCTCTTGCTCTCATTTCTTCCTTACCGTGATTCTTTCTTAAATCTAAGAAGTCGTAGATGTCAGCGTGCCATGGCTCCAAGTAAACGGCGATTGACCCTTTTCTTTTACCACCACCTTGGTCCACGTAACGAGCAGTCTCATTAAAGACCTTTAACATCGGTACGATACCATTTGATGTTCCATTAGTACCCTTAATATACGCACCTTTTGCACGAATCTTATGAATATTAATACCAATACCACCCGCTGATTGTGAAATTGCCGCACAATCCGCTAATGTTTTGTAAATACCTTTGATTGAATCATCATCAATATCTAATAGGAAACAAGACGATAATTGTGGTCTTTTTGTTCCCGCATTGAATAGTGTTGGTGTTGCGTGAGTCATAACNCCCGTTGATAACATCTCATAGGTTTTTTCAACCATCTCAAGATTATCACCCCAAATACCGACAGANACTCTCATATATAATTGTTGAGGTGTTTCTGCAATCTTACCATTCACTTTAAGTAAGTAAGACTTCTCTAACGTTTTAAACCCAAAGTAGTCAAAATTAAAGTCACGGTCGTGTACAATCATTTTGTCCAACTCATTACCGTACTTTTCAATTACTGAATATGTTTCATCAGAAATCATACCTGCCGGTAACCCTGTTTTAGGTTCCACATAGTTGTAAAGTCTCTTAGCTACAGATGTGAAATTCTTATCAATGTTTTTATATAATGCCGTGATAGATAAACGAGCCGCCAAGATAGAGTAGTCAGGGTGGGTTGTCGTCATAGACGCTGCCGTTTCCGCTGCCAAATTATCTAACTCCTCAGTAGTTACACCGTCATAAAGACCTGTAATTACTTTAATCGCTACCGCATTATAGTCAACATAATCCATGTTTAGACCATAAGTCTGTTTTTTAATTCTAAGAGTGATTTTATCCAAACGTACTACGTCTGTTGAACCATCTCTTTTTAATACCTTCATATTACTCATATACCAAATAATTTTTAAAATTCTCCGTCAAACGCAAATGGGTCAGAACTATCACTCTCCTTATCACCAACACCACTTTTAGAATATTCCGCAACTCTCTTCTCGAAGAAATTTGTTTTATTCTGTAATGCGATGTTTTGCATAAAGTCAAAAGGATTTGATGAATCAAATTCTTTACCACAGTTTAATGACGTTAATAAACGGTCAGTAACATACTCTAAGTATTGTTTCATTAAATCTGAATTCATACCAATTAGAGACACAGGTAGTGACTCAGTGATAAATTCTTTTTCAATTTCTAATGCTGAAAGGATAATCTCCTTAATTCTGTCTGTTGGTACCTTTTCAATTAAGTGGTTGTTGTGTAGGTGTACTGCGAAGTCACAGTGTAGTGCTTCATCACGAGAGATTAACTCGTTTGAGAAACTTAGACCCGGCATTAAACCTCTTTTCTTTAACCAAAAGATTGATGCGAATGACCCTGAGAAGAAAATCCCCTCTACCGCAGCAAATGCGATTAATCTCTCTGCAAATGATGGTGAATCAATCCATCTTAACGCCCACTCAGCCTTTTTCTTAACTGCAGGTACCGTTTCAATTGCATTGAATAGTTTATTCTGTTCTTCCTTATTTTTAATGTATGTGTCAATCAATAGTGAATACGTTTCTGAGTGAATATTCTCCATCATGATTTGGAATCCGTAGAAGAATTTCGCTTCAGTGTATTGAACCTCACTTACGAAGTTCTCTGCTAAATTTTCATTAACAATAC